AATGGTGCAGAGCCGGCGCACACGATACCGGTTCCGACCCCCCCACAGGGGGGGAGGGTTCGTCAGGCCCACCTCCCCACCTTTGAAGGTGGAGATTACAACTGTATCACAAGATCAGTTATCTATGAAAAGGTGTCCTCCTTGAGGAGGCATATTTTCAAGACGTCTTCAGTCAACAAACGGCGCCAATTTCTGGGTTCACACCCAGAGTGGTGCCGGCTCCCGAGACTTGCCAGGGAGCGGTTGTCTGAGATGAGTGAGTCCTCTCTTAAGAGAGTAACTGACACCTGGCTGGCGGTTGAGGACTGCTTGATAGCATCCACCCCCGAGCTCCTTGAGACCCCTAATAAGGTCCTGTGGAACTTCTGGAAATGGGTTATGCCCATTACCATCCTCCAAGGTGTTAAGTACTTTCACAAGATGTGGAAGGCACTTTCAGCCCACATTATTGGTAGGGCCCTCAACTCTTTGGAGTTGGGGGCAACAATAATTCCGGGCACAATAGGTTTCCGGAATGGGGTTTGGGCCCCAAGACCCTTCCTCCTACGGTCACCTCTAAACTGGTTATGTGATGTCTTCGAAGACACCCCTAGGTCCAAAGACCTAATGACCAGAATAGCCCATTTCACCACCTCTAGGAATTTCCCAAATCCCACAGAGGATGAAATGAGGTCCGCGATGAATGACCACGCGAAGATCATCGTCAACGAGATCAACCCATGGAAATCTACAGCGGACTTACCAAGAGTTCACCAAATCGCTAAAGCGTTGGGTACTAAGCTCAAGCCTGCAAAGGGAGCTTACAACTCTGGTCACGTCTCCCTTACCAACTCAGCCTCTTTGGAGAGCGGAAGGAGGGAGGGGGGACGTGCAGTGCACATTGGTAGGTCTTTCGCTGAATGGGCCTCCGAGCCCGCAACTGAGACTCGATATGCACAGACCTATTTTGGCCAACTCTATAGGACAGAGGCGGGTGTTCCCCGTTTCCACACAATGTGTAGAAAGGTGAACCTCCCCGCCACTGCCCGACTAATAGAGTCCGATAATAATTTCGAAATTAATATCGATGATTATAAGGTCGAAGATCCAATTTACGGGTTAGATAACCTTACAGGTTATCAATTACTCCAATGGTCCATTGAAATGGGCATTAAGAGTCGTAAATTGGAGGGAACCCCGTATGATTCTGGTGTACCCTTAAGGGTGCTCGAGCCATGTGAGGTTAAGCCCTCCTCGGTGGGTGAACCTCGCCTTAAGGCAAGGACAATCACCGTAGCGGAGGCATGGTATACTCTGTTCCTAGCACCATTTGGGCATGAGTTGGTCGGTATCCTAAGGAACGACCCTCGTGCAGCTAATGGCCTCGGGGCAGCATACCAGGGCTTTGAGTATGCTAAGGAGGTTCATAACAACACACCTTATGGTGATGTGTATGGACTCTCCTCAGACTTAGAACAAGCCTCGGAATATATTCCGTATGATGTTGGTAAGACCATTTTAATGGCCTTCATAGAGGGGTTAGGATACACCTCTAGCTACTATAAAGTAGCTGTGGATCTCCTCCTCTCACATCAAGTCCTCTCTTCTGATGATCCATCATATCGATATGATGGTTGTCTCACAAGGAGAGGTGCCCTCATGGGGCACCCAGGCACCAAGGCGCTCCTCACACTATTTATGATAGTTGCCGAAGAGATGGCCTTTGATGACTGGATCACCCAGAATCCTTTAAAGGATAGGTCCTGGCGGCTCTTTAGAACCGCTGGTGATGACCATGTGGCTATTGGTCCATTGGATTACCTTAGACTAATAACCTTTTACATGGTCCATCTCGGTGGGAGAGTAGGTAAGTCAAAGATTTACTACTCCCCAATCGGGGTTAGGTATTGTGAGGAGTTCATACTCTTCAAACACCCTGGGATTGAATACAATCCCGGACAAAAGCGACCTAAAATGGTGGCAGCCGGTTATAACCAAACGCCCCATGTAGACGCTATTAAAGTGAGGTTGTTGTGCCCGCTCACGGTTATAACCATGACACGGAACGACAAAAATCCAGCAATTGGCAAAGCTTTACAGCTTGGTACAATGATGGGTTTCCTCCCTCCGGGATGGGACTGCCTGAAGAGTCTACTCATCAGGAGATTCATCCAACGGTATAAGCCATATTGCGATTGGACCTGTCCATTCACTTATATGTCTAAGTTTGTGGGAGGTTTAGGCTTCACATTAGTGGACACTTATGAAAGTGCCACTATACAAAACCTGTTCTCATTACCTGAGATCGTGCGAAGGGCTATAGCCCTCGTCGCTCTCGGTATTGAGGGTGCAGAGGTTGAGCAAAGGATCTTGAGTACCTTTTCTCAGAACTCCCTCTATAGAGGGGTCACCCATAGGACCATTGGTGAGGAGTCCATACTCCAAACAATGGATTTCCTTGGCTATACAGAAACTGAG